ATATCTCTTAGAAAGATTACTAAAACTAGCACCAGTATGAAACTCACTAATGCTCAAACAGTCAAAGATTTTATAGGAAGGATTGGGAATAGTATGATCCTTCTTATTCAACTGCTTCATTACACCCTGGAAATCTTCTACCCCGTCTTCGTCCACAAGGCATAACTCTCCATCAAAAACCCGATTAGTAATTCCCAAAGCGGAAATCCCATCAGCAACAACACGAAGAGTGCTAAAAACTTTACCAGTCCTTGAATAAAACGTAGTATTACCCACAGCGTCAACAACAGCAATGCAGCGTACACCGTCCAACTTGCGACTAACATACCACTCGTCCTCCCATTTTACATTTTTAGGCTCATACTTATCAGCAAGAGCAACACTAAACTCAGGTATATGACCCGGAATAGCCTTGTTAATAATCTTGTCGCCTGCTCTTGTTTTCAGATCCTTATCTATAATACACAAAATAAGATCACGATACGGTTCCAATTCGCCCTCTTCAATGAACGTATTGACTGCACCAATAGCATCGTGACCAGTAATTCTACGATCTCGTAGAGCATCAAGAAGTTGAAACAGATTATCTGTGCTCCATTCTGGACTGCGAAGATCATTCTTCTTATTAATCTGTTCGCTTGTTACATGATACTTCCACATAGGATGATAGGTATACAGAAGAACATTCTTGATAAAATCATTTCCAGACCAATCAAGAATAATTTGTTCCTTGTCTTTAGTGCTGCTGGTGGCTCTCAAGTCCCTGACAAAAGCACTCAAATGCTCAAAATCGTAGTTCATAAAGAAAACCTGTTGTCCTGTGGGTTTCATTGGTGATTCCTATGTTTAAGGGCGTATGTAGTATACTTGATCGGCAAGGTTCTGTCAAGTCTTTAGAGAATCTTATACAGGATAGCCGAACCTCTTAAAGTCTACATGATAAAAATCATAGACTTTTTCTATTAATTCATTGTCATAATAAGACATATAGTCATTTGTTGAGTTGTATATTCTAGCAATATTACTATGAAATAATTGACGAGTTATTTTTTGTAGATCGGATGACAAACTTTCAAACTTTCCTATGAAATCCACTTCATCTGGTATTAAATAACTTTGAGGGATAATATATGGATCAACACACTTTAAATCCATATTACAAACATCTAAAGCGAAAGTTTTAAAATCTTTTTGATCCCATGAATAATAGAATGATAATTTTTCTTTCTTTGCTTTGTCTAAATAAATCGCAACCAGTCTATCGAAAGGGTTTCTACAAAAAGCGAATTTAAAATAGTGTCTATATTTGATTGGTAGTTGTGTATTATTTGATTTATTTTTAGGAGACTGATACAATCCATCATATCTATTATTTATTTGTGATAGTATTTCAGCCTTCCCGGTTTTGGGCGTTAAATACCAAATATACTTATACTGATTACTCCAGTAGTACCTAATCATTTTTTAGTGCTTCTACTTTTTCTTTTAAAAGAAGATAGTTATTATGTTCGGTGAAACTTTTATTTAATCTGTTGACCAATTTTGATCCGGCCATAGGGAAAAACGCAGGCACAATAGAATGCAAGACAAGAAACAAACCTGCTTTAAGACACGATAAACCGTGAAAAAACGCAAATTTCATATGTTCACAATATGTCATATTGTTATTTTTGAGGTGTTTTATTGACTTTCTTAATATCATTTAGTTGCTCCTCAATGGGTGTAGAATACATATATTCTTTACACTATTGAGAAAGCATTTTAGAGTTAGAAACAGACAGGGAATTTTTGTTTGTGTACATATATTTAACCACAGGATTATTTGGCAAATGCAGCCACTCTATCTTGATAAAATCTCTATTTCTATTGATGATTTTCCCGTATATGTTAATGTCTTCTGTCAAATAGCAAAAATTATTATATGTAATATGTAAATGAACTTTTCTATATGTTTTGTTGTAAATCCTTAATGTATCAAGAGCACTTGTATGAATGGATAAGTTATTGGCAGGCATAATATATCCAAATAATCTCTCTATAGCATGACAAAATGTTCCGCTCATATGATAAATATCGTCTATCTTACCTCTTTCGTTTTGTAAAAAACTATCAAAAGTTTCCACAATCTCTTCGTTAAAAAATTTCTGAAATATATTGGTTGCACCCATAAACATAGATCCTGCGATAAAATGTTTTGGATGAAGTTTTGCATAATCTATTCCTAAATAATCGCATAGGAACTGTATTTTGATGGTATTAAAGCCTTCTTGATCTTTAATCAATAAATTTTGCGGACCAATCATGCCTACGTTGCGTCTATTCATTATCTTGAGATTTCTTAGGAATGTTTTCTGGCTGCCTATTAGGCTATCTATTAAAACAGTTCCCCAGTCAACATGATTGTTAACTCCCCAATAAGAAGCCTTTGAGTGTATCTTAATAAAATACGGAAATTCAGAAGAGTCTATCAGATTGATTTGTTGTAAAAACGGAGCAATGTCTACTCCATAGTTTTCTTGAAAATTTATATCAGATACGAGGCACTTTTGCTGTTTCAAAAGTCTGTGAAGTTTTTTATCGTCTTTGTATTTAGTTGATAGAGTTAGTAAAATTGGAAGATTACAGTTATTGGCTAAAGCAAGTATATCACTTATTCTATCTAAGTTGTATAGATAACAAAGTATTACGCACTTGCTTTTCATTTATTGTTTTGCCTATCGGACACCTTTAACTTTTTTGTCAATAGACACTATTTCTTTGCTGACTTTTTCTATTTGATACTCAAGACGATTAACTTCGTTTTGATAATTGCTGTCGAACTTTTTTCCAAAAAGTTGTTTCATTCTAAGAGAATGTTGTAGCATTGCTTTCTCGTACATCTTTTTGGTTTGTTCTATTTCGAGATTAACAATATCAAGTTTATGGTTGATTTCTTTTGTATTCATTACTAATCTCCATATCTAGTGGACGCGAGGGGAGTCGAACCCCTGTCCAGTATAACTGCCCATATAAGACTCTACAAGTTTATTTTGTTCATAAAAATTCGGATTTGGGTAAAGAACAAACAACATTCACCAATCCTAGCGACAAATCTCAGCCTATCACCCGTCGCTTATGATAGGAGCCGGGATATTTTACAGCGATTCTTTAGACCCTAATCCCAGCGGTTCTTTGAATCGTCGCAGCCGTTATTTAGGCAGCGAGGGCAAATGGAGTTGTGCCATTTAACACTTTTAATCTGGTTTTAAAGTAGCCGCCAGATCAACTACTACTTGCATCAAATATTTCTTTTTATCTGTCGATACCTTTACGCGCCCTTATTTGTTTTAAAATAAATGGGATAGCAAGCCAAACTATCTGCATCTCAATTTTAGATACACCCTTCGGCTTTTACTGGGCCATTTAAAAAATCTTAACGCTTTGATGATGAAGAGAGTGTTGTTGAACAGGTCTTCCTGCAAGTCTTCTTTGTGGCAGTCTGGCCGGTTACTCCATATCGAGTTTCGCCATTTCTACCAACAGTTCTGGTAATACTAAACCCCTTCGACTGTAGCACTGGTTTAATATCGCTAATGGTTGCTCTCAAATTCCCTACGTCAAACATACTAGCAGCACTGTCTTGACTAAGGGTCTTGCCCTTGGTTAGATAATTAATTACACGATCCTGCTTAGTCATTATTTACCTCACAAATTATAGCGGCTATTTGTCCATGTTAAATTGTGATTGCCGCTAACTCACAACTCAACGCTATTTAGAATTATACTAGATTAGATTCCGGCGGAAGTCAAGTTTGTTGGAGGGTCTTTTGCTTTAATTTCACAAGTCTATGCTTGGTTTTCCAGACTTTTGTTTCTTTGCACTGCTTATCCGGCCCCATATAAATATGACAAAAGCCGCCTCTATTAGAGAATGCTACAATACCGTTCTTGTCAACATGATCGACGGTGAACTTTCCTCTATAACCCATAGGAATAAAGTCTCCACCCTTCACAAAATATGGGCCTCCCACTGCTTTAATTCTGTCTCCCGGCTGGAGTTCTCTCCAGTCAAAATTGCGAATAACTTTGGTATTCTTTTGCTCCTTGCTCTTTGCGGCAAACATGAATGGGGTTTGACAATTTGGACACATATATGCTCTTGGTCCGGTTTCTGTTCCGCAACTACTACAAGTTTTCTTACCCTTTGGCATTTATCCGCTTCCTATTTTTTAAAGGTTGAGAAATTCAGAGAGTCTTTCAAGTTTTTTGCTCTCGTTCTTCAAGTATATCATGGATATCGGCATTGTCAAGTGGAAACTTGAGACTTTGTGATTGGCGACTAATCCCTACTAAAAGCACCAGCATTATTGCTGTAATAAATTTTCTTGAGATCAACAGCGTCTAGAATTTTTTGGCACTTTTTACAAGGTTTGCTCAGAAGTATCCTTCCCTCTCTATTAATGCGTAATACAACCACAGACCAATTAGTGCGAATGGAGTTATACCTATGTAATAGTTTAGAAACAAGATGAGATTCGGCATGAAGATATGGATACTCCTTATAGGTATTGATATTGAATTTTTGTCCTATTTTGTATGCTTTTGCGTCAAAATTATTAGGGTTGTTCCAAGCAAACTCGATCATCTTATTGTTGTCAAACGCAGCAGCATAATGATATGTTCTGATTTCCTTGCAGGGGTTCCAATGTCTATATGCTTTTTTGATTGTTTTAGAGATTATTTTATGGGACATAGATAGGGCCGTTTGGAGGGTTTGGCTGTGGATCGGTTCTTGGAAGCAGTGGAGGTCTGTTTAAGTGTGGGAATTCCTTGGATAAATTCAAAGCGATAGAGGCTACATAGTATACCGTCAATGCTTGCTGTTTTGTGATGCCGTCTCTAGGGTATCTCCATCTGATTGCTTCAAGGACTTTTGAATTTACAGAGTCTTTGATTCCAAGTTCGGTTAGTTTTTTTTGACACTCAGGTTTTCTAATAATCAAAGTTGATGTTACTACAACAGACCTTGTATAAGACCACGCCTCATACTTATTCGATGTATTTCTTGCTCCAGAACTCAAAAGAACAGAAAGTGCGACTACAAGAATTTTAATTGTTTCATAAGTTAAGTATACCATATTTTATAAGTCCTCTATGTTTTTGTTTAATTGATTTGTGCTGTGTTATTAGTTTCTATTTCTTTGTGGCGAGCAATAGCCAGGTCTTTCATTTTTAATTCCATGTCAACGTCAAAATCTAGATCATAAGTATTAAACTGGTTCTCTGCATAGTCTGCATGAGCCCGAGGATTTGTTCCCTCTCTCGATTCAGAATAATGAAACAACGGACGATAACCGTGCCATGTATGATAGGATAGTTTAACACAGACTTCTTCTGTGTAATCGCTGTCAATAGAAGGATTGCACTTGTTGTGCAGATAATCGAACGTGATAGGAATGTTTGTGGTGGGATGGAAATGTTCTATAAGTTCTTGAATACTCCAGCCACCAGACTTATCGTCATTTTCAATAACAAGACGATTCCTACAATTATCATCAAGTCTATAAAATGCAAACATAAATCTCTTAATAATTTCCTCATGACTTCCCTGTTTATTGTTTATATGCAGGTTCATTGGAGATTCATAAGTTGCTGGACAACCTATAATATCCATAAAACTGCTAAAGAAATTAAGTTCGTTGATCGTCTTGTCAACGCTTGCTTCGTTTGTTGATGCTAAAACATTAAATTGATCTGGATGGCAAGATATTCTAACATCAGTATCTATAATAGTTTGTTTGATTTCTTCAAATTGGTCATAAATTTTTTCGATATTCGGCAAATCAAGGAGATCGACGTTTGCCTCTTCGTATGTGATGAGAGGAAAAATATCGCTACTAAGACGATAGACAAGATTGTTTCTATGGCAATATCTAATGTGCTCATTGGTTACTGCAAGATTGTTTAGGATGCGATCGCCTAGAATCTCTAGTGCTTCGTCTCTAGGTAGTGACAAAAAGCGTTTAGCGGTCATAGTTTGAAAACTATAACCTTGTTCTTTGAGATCAAGACTAATGCAACACAAACCGTACTTCATAATTTTCCCTTAATCCATTGGAAAGCCATAAGACTGATGCGCTCGTCCGCATTCGCCTTTGCGACTAGTTATAACAGGAGTATCGGCCTCTGTCAAGTCCTGCTTTAGCGTAAGTTGAGAAGAATCTTGAATGTCTTTATTTAGATCAAGAGCATCGCACATGGTGTTATACATTTTATCTGTATGAATATCAAGCATTTGAGCCATTCCTACTAAAACATTATGAAGTTTATCAACGTCATAATCTTCGGTTTCAATAATAAACTCTGCTAAATCTCTCAACTGATCGGCATAGTTTGCTGTTTTTATAATCTTTTCTTCAAGATCAAAACGATCTGGCATTTTATAACTCCTTTATTTTATTTTATTCAACTGTCCATTCTAATGCTTTGCTAATGATAGGAAATTGTTCTATGAAGATATTCTTGCATTTGTTTGCTATTTCTATATGCTCTTTTTGTGTTCCGTTTTTTTCTCTCAAAGAAATATAGTGAATCCAAGATCGAACGCTTCCACTCATGTACATTCTGGTTGGTGTTGCTAGTGGCAGTACAAATCTTGCACATTCTTTAGCAATACCGTCTTTTAGCATTTCATCATACAGACTTTTAGATTTAGCAAAATGCTCCCTAATCAATCTGTTGTACTTATAAATTGTTTCTTGATCTATGTCGTCGATACTATTCTGTCTGTTATTTTTATCTTGTCTTCTTATGTCAAATAAGGGAATTTCTTCTGACAAAAAAGATGTGTCTGCGTATCTTTGACTGAATTCTTGAAAAGTAAAACTTCTGTGTCTAAGAATTTGAGCGGCAAGACCTCTTGTTGTATTGATCTCTAGAGTCATGAATGCCATCTCAAATATAGACCAGTGATTATGCTTAATGCAATAGCCTAAAAGTCCTGAGATGTTGGTGCTA